GCTGACGCGACAACATGAGCTGCGCGTAACGCTGCGCTCGAGGGCTACCGCTTGACATGGCTTCCATCAGCCGCGTTTCTTGATCTTGGAACGTCGGCATCACCGTCTGGGTGACAGGCGGCGTGTATTTGCCGGCCATCTCCATCGGATCGCCAAACATATCGGGGCCGGTGACTTGAGTTTGCGGGCCAAGATCGCGGCGCAGCGACTCAAACTCGGCCACATCAGCCTCACGGGCCTTACGCTCGGCTTCCTCTGCCTTCTCTCCAATCTTCTTGGACGTATAGGCCGACAGGATGCGCGCCAGGGCGTTTGTTGGCGTCGGCATCGCACGGAACCCCTGGTAGGTCGGCGACTCCGGCTCCTGCATAAAAGCCTGTTGGCGGAGGACTTCGGCTAGTTGCTGCTGACGCTGCGCCCGCAGCATCTCTTCCTCATACGGCGACGGAGCGCGAAATACAGGACTAATCTTGGCCATAGTCAAAATCTCCTCGGTAGCCGCCTCCCTGCGGGGTCGTCAAACCCGGCGACGAGGGCATACGCGGTCGAGATCCCATGCCGCCCACCTGCGGCGAACGCGCCATCAAGCCGCCCGCTCGAGGCATCCCCATTTGCGGCCTGCTCATACCCATCTGCGGGCGGCCGGTCGGCATACCGGGCTGCGGTGTCGTCATGGGGCCGTTGAAGTTCATCGCCTGCGGCGGCACACCTGGCGCTGCGTTAGGCGTCGGCTGCGAGAAAGCCAGGCCAGGCACTTGGCGCATGGCCATATCACGCTGCCCCGGCGGCGCGCCAAGGGACGTATTACGCTCCTGCGCTGCCAGCATCTGTGCAAGCTGCTGCGGCCTGCGATCGGGTGAGTATCCGTTCATGCTAAACCGCCTGTGTTGAATGGCGTGGTGGTGCTATATGTGCGTTTTCCGACGTTCTGCGCGCCTTTTGCCATTTGTCGGTTCATCATTTCGCGCATCTTCAGCAGATCCTGCGGGTCAACTGATGCTGACGGCGTTGCCATCGTCGGAATCGCTGCGTAATCGGTGTTGACCGCCTGGTTGGCCTCCTGCATCGCCAACATTTGCGCAAGCTTCTGTGCGTCGGTGCGATCTTTGTACGTTTTAAAGTACGGCATATCAAAGCGCCCCGTAGTTGACCATCTTGAAGCCGCTCGAGTGCGTTAGTACCGCCTCGGGTTTGACTTGCTCCACTTCGTCGGCCATCACGCCAAGCTGACGCTCGCCAAAAATGTCATAGGCGTAGATCCCGATGCCAAGCGGATGCGTACCTAAACGCACGATGTTGGACTTCAAGCGGCGATCGGAGGCCATGATGGCTGCGCTGCCGAGCGAACCTGCCAAGTTAAACAAGCCGCCTGCGTTAGATGCCGCTTGGTTTGCGGCGATGCCATACCGCTGCATTGCTGCTGCGTCTTGCGCTTGGCCGCCTTGGAAAATCGGCGCAGGAGCGACGGTAACGCCTTGGTAGCCTTGGAATTGCGGCAGAGCCACCTGACCACCTGACAACAAGGCGCTGATCTCGTTGATCGGCATTGAGCGTATCGCTGCTTGTTGCGCGAGAGCTTGTTGGATGGCCGTATTGCGGAACTGCTGCTGCGCGATGCCTTGCTGGAATGCTTGTTGTTGCGCGGCGTTTTGGAATGCAGCCCGTTGCGCTCCAATGTCAAACCCTTGGCCAATGGCGGCATTACGCTGCTCTTGTTGCGCCATAAGTTGATTGAATCGTTGCGCTTGCGCTTGGTTTTGCGCTGCCTGACGCGCCAGCTCTTGCTGCATCGCTTGTTGCTGCGCTTGGTTGTAGAACTGCGCGGCTTCTTGCGACTGACCGACCTGTTGAGCCTGACGGGCAAGGTTGGCTTGTTGTGCGGCAAGTTGTTGCTGGAAGTTCTGCCCTGCGGCAGCGTTCTGCAACTCTTGCACGTTGACGCTTTGACCAAAAATTTGCTGCAACGCCTGGTTGGCAGCCTGATTGGCGGCGATCTGGCGCTCGTAATTTTGGCCGATGGCTTGGTTTTGCAGTTCTTGAGCCTGCTGCCCCATGCCAAATTGCGCCATCAACGCTTCTCGGTTGAATTGACCTGTGCCGAGTGCTTGCTGATATGCCTGTTGTTGCGCCTGATTTTGCGCCTGCTGTGCCGCAAGGGCTTGGTCAAAGTTCTGACCAATGGCCTGATTAGCAGCCTGCTGCGCTTGCTGTTGGGTGCCAAACGACGCTAGTTGCGCCTCGCGGCCAAACTCACCCGCTTGCAGACGCTGCTGGAATGCCTGCTGTTGAGCTTGGTTTTGCGCGGCTTGCGTGGCAAGCGATTGCTGGAGGTTTTGCCCCAGCCCGGTGTTATACAAACCGGCCTGCTCCATGCCAGCACCAAAGCCCGATAGGGCGGATTGGTTGGCAAACATTGCGCGAGATTGCTGTTCGTTAAACGCTTGCTGACGCGCTGCTTGGTCAAGGCTGATGCCCTGCGCGGCAGCTTGCAACAGAAGGTCGTTTTCCTTCTGCATTTGCGCTTGCATTGCAGAGTTATATGCCTCGCCACCCGGTCGCAGACCTTGGTTGATGAGTTGCGTTTGCAGCGATTGGCGCTCACCTTGCAGCTGCGGCGACAGGCGGGACAGGATCGCTTGCTGCGCCGTCATGCCCGCGTTGACCGGCCCTTGCGGCAGGTTGCCGATGTCAATTTCGCGTTGTAGTTCTGGCCCTTGGACAAACTGCTGCGCGTAACCAAACTGGCCTTGTTGCGGGCCACCGGCCACGCCGCCAACGCCCGACAGGTCAAGTCCTTGCAGATTCAACCCTTGCGGGCCTGCACCGGCTAGACCAAACATTCCGGCAAAAAACGGTAATTGCGAAACTTGGTTTACACCCGAAAGGTCTGCGCCCTGCAACTGCGGTGCGGCAGGGCCACCACGCGCCAAGCCATACATCTCGGCCTGTGCAGGCAACTGCGCGCCCTGCACGGCAACATTGGCTTGCGCCATCTGCCCCGGCCCGACCTGATCTGGCAACCGTTCCATGCCGTACTGGCCGGTCGGCGCGTAAGCGGCTGTCGGTGCGCCTGCAATGCCGCCAGTAGCCTCACCTGGTTGAATATATCCAACGGATTCAGACGGCGGTGCAAGCTCACGTTGCTGCGGCCCTGCATAGCCAATGGTGTAATCAATGTTGGGCAAGCTGCCCGTATCAAATGGCCTCGCAACCGATAGATCTTTAATGCCATACGCAGCGTTTTTAGCTGCTAAATTTAACCAGTAATCAGCAGCTTGCTCTTGCTCAAACGCCATCTGACCTAGATCGGTCAGTTTTTGCGTAATGGTCGGCTGCTCAATAAACGTGGTAAACGCTGCTTCGTCCGGCGCTTCACCTGCCATTTCGGGATTAGAGAACAGCCGCTGCTGGTAGGCTTCCATCGCCTTGTTGTAGGCGTCTTTGTCTACTGTCGGCGTTTTTTGCCAAGTCACCGTCTGCGACCCGGTAGGGCCGTAGATGTTGGGATTAGACATATAGGCCGTCTGCTTGGCTGCTGCCAAGTTTTCGGCTCCTTGCTGCCGCGCTAACGCGGCGTAATCAGGTGCTGGCGGTGGCGCCGGTGATTTTTTGCCCATACCGAGGCTCCAAATAGCGACACTTGTCTAGTGTCTGCGTCATAAAAACAATGTCTCCATCGGGTGCGGCGTTTTTAATCCGCGCTTCCTCTGAAAACCCCATTTTCGTGACCAATTTGAGCGCGCGGGTATGCTTGCTGCTGATTGGCCCTATGATCTTATCAACATTTGCGACGTTATAGGGATAGTCATATACCGCGGCGAGGTATGCCGGGGTAATCTGATCCCAAGTGATGTGACAAACGACCGATCTGCCGTTCCACATCTCATAAACCGTACCGGCGACCAGCTCACCGTCTTTCTCAAGGCCAATGGCGACAGAACGGTCGGCGTGATAGCCGCCGTCCGTGCGCGACATGACCCAATGGCCCACATGGGGGCCGTTTACGATGCGCCAGCCCATCCGAGTTGATAAACGACGTCCGTTGATGCCCATTCCAAGGAGACGTTCTTGCTGGCGCTGTTGAAAACCAAGCCGCCGCAGTAACCGATGCCTTGGATACCTACGAAGTTGTTAGTGATGATGATATCCGCACCCCACACCGACTGATTCCACAGCCCGACATCCCATAGACCGTATTGCGTTGCCACGAACGACAGCGCGCCAAGGTCGGCGTTGGTCTGGAAATCCACGTTCATGCCGATATTGATGGTCGGCTGGCCGTTGCTATAAATAGTCGGGCGGCCACGGGTGAAATACTTAATGACGCCTCGCGTCTCAAAGTAATTAAACGCTTGCAGCGCCTGTGTGTTGATGGCGATACCGTCGTCGTTGTAGCCCGTTGCGCCCGATCCGGTTGTCCAGCACTCGGCAACGTAGCCGTCACCGCCGAAATATGGTTTGTCTGTAAGAATGGCAAAGCAGTTGGCGTTCCAGCCGGTGAACCGACACCACGCTTTCGTGATGTTGTTCATCACAAACTGCTCTTGGCCGCCCGTGCTCGGCGGTACGTTAACGATTAGCGCGTTGTTGGAGGCGTTGTACAGCAATCCCCAGCCAAAATTAGACTTGTATTGCCGTGCCGCAGCCGCAAATGCGCCTTGAATCTTGTCCGACAGCGCCACTTGCGGGTCTAAACGTGACGATTGCAATGCCGACGCCATTGGAACCAAGCCATCTAACGTCAAAACAAGCAAATCACCGCCGTATTTCTGCAAACAACGGCGAGAAATCGGCGCACCGATGATCCACACGCCAATCAGCGCCCATGTGGAGGCGCTAGAGGGGTCGGTTCCGCGATAAACGATGACCTCGCCTTGATCGGTGACAAAAACAAGGTTGTCATCCACACCGTAACCCGCGTCAATCGTCCATGACGCCATTGCGACGAGGTTGCCGCCCAAGTGCGCGACCGAAGATAGGTCAAGGACGTTTGCTGCACCGCCAATGGAGGCGGTTGGCAAATACCACGCCTTAAGCGTGTTCTTTTGGATAAACCACATCCTGTTTTTGAACAGGGTGGGTTGGATTAGGTCGGTTGTTGTGACGCCTGTGATGGCAGGGCTAGACGCACCGTCAATGGCCGTCCAAGTGCTGCCATT